AACACCTGCGGCCCGTGCAGGGAAATCGACGGCAAATACCTCGGAACAACCGGCCAGGACATCACCGCCGCCGAGACGGCATACCCGACTGGCGGCTACGTCGACTGCCTTGGCGGCATCCGGTGCCGCGGCACCGTCATTGGAATCTGGCTCAAAAAGGACGGTGAGTAAATGCCGGCCATCGGTATTCACCACACGGCAACCACGGATGAGCCGTGGGACGGGCCGGCAGCCGTCGCGGCAATGCCGAACGACGACAAGGTCCTGCACTACTGCCACGCCTGGGAATCGCAGGAAGCCGCGGACGCCACGCCCAAGGAAGGCGACGACGACGCGGACGACCGGAAGGGCAACTACAAGTTCCCCCACCACAAGACCGACGGTGGCCCAGCCAATCTGGCGGCCTGCCGCAACGGGCTCGCCCGCCTAGCCGGAGCGAACATCCCTGACGCGGACCGCGCTGGCGTAAAGGCCCACCTCCAGGCCCACATGGACGACGCACAGAAGGGAAAGAAGGCCGATGACATCGTCCGATTTCCCCTCGTCGACGAGGCTGCATGGGCGCGTGCTGGGCAGCTGGGCAACCTGGTCAATGCAGAACGTGTCCGAGAGCGTGCCGGTCGAGTGCAGAAGGCCTCCGACCGAGGTGACTTTTTCCGATTCACCAACGTCTCCGGAAGCACGGCCACCCTCGACATCTACGACGAGATCGGATTCTGGGGTGTCAACGCGTCCGACTTTCAGCGACAGCTGAACACGGTCACCGCGTCCAACCTCACGGTTCACGTCAACAGCCCGGGTGGCGACGTCTTCGACGGCATCGCGATCCTCAACATGCTCCGAGCGCACCCCGCCGATGTGCATGTGGTTGTTGATGGCCAGGCAGTCTCCGCCGCGTCGTTCATTTCCATGGCCGGCAAGACGGTCACCATGATGCCGAACAGCATGATGATGATCCACGACGCGTCCGGTATGTGCATGGGCAACTCGTCGGAAATGCAGACGATGGCCGACCTTCTCGACAAGGTCAGCAACAACATCGCCAGCATCTACGCCGCACGAACCGGCGGCACTGTCGACGACTGGCGCGACGTCATGCGTGCCGAAACCTGGTACAGCGCCGAAGAGGCTGTAAAGGCCGGACTGGCCGACCGCGTTGGCGACACCGATTCCCCCAGCGAGCTGGAAACGGTTACCGCCAGCTGGAACTACAGCTTCTACAACTACGACGGGCGCAACTCAGCACCCGCTCCTCGACTAGTCGCGAGGACGCGGCGCGTTGAGGATCGCACGCCCGAATGGAACCCGGAAGCCTTCCGGCTCGCAATGAAGGAGAGGGCGGCACAGTGACCGCACCAACCATTCCGTCGACTCCGGCCGAGCTGGAGGAATTCCTCAACGACGGCTCCAGGATGAAGTCCCTGCTGGGCAACCCGAAGGAGATGGCGCAGCTCGTCGACTCCTACGCCACGAAGGTCCTGAACAAGGACAAGGACCTGGTGCAGCAGTTCCGCGCTGAGCTGGAGATGACCGCGGCTGACGTCATCGAGGCCAGCGGCGGCACCGTTCCGCGTGGCGGCTTCAAGCCCGGCCAGCTCGGTGCCCTGCGCCAGGGTGGCCTGAAGGGGCGCGCCAACAAGGGGCACATCTACAACAGCGCTGCCCTGGGTGCCCCGCTGGACAAGGAGTTCGACAGCCCGGCCGAGTTCTTCCAGGCCTGCTGGCACCGCTCCGAGGCGCTGAAGAACGCCGACACGCTGAAGTCCAAGCGCGCTGCGCACGCCAAGATCGTCAACAGCTACGGCTCGACCGTGCCGTCCGACGGTGGCTTCCTGATCCCGGAGCGCCTGCGCTCGGAGATCCTGACCCTGTCCCTTGAGGACTCCATCGTCCGTCCGCGGGCGACGGTAATCCCGATGGACAGCCTGAAGGTCCCGATCCCGGCCGTGGACGAGACCAGCCGCGTGAGCAACATCTACGGCGGTGTCACCTTCTACTGGACGCCGGAAGGCGCCGCGCTGACCGACAGCTCCGGCAAGTTCTCCCAGGTCACCCTGGACGCCAAGAAGCTGACCGCCTACGCCGCGCTGCCCAACGAGCTGATGCACGACGCCGAGGCCTTCATGGGCTGGTTCGGCGCCAAGCTGCCGCAGGGCTACGGCTACTGGGAGGACATCACCTTCCTGACCGGCGACGGCGTGGACAAGCCGCTGGGCGTCTACAACGGCAACGGCGTGGTGTCCGTGTCCCGCAACACCAGCTCGCACATCAAGTACCAGGACATCGTCTCGATGTACTCGCGGATGTACCCGAGCTCGGTGAAGAACGCGGTGTGGGTGGCCGCGCACGACACCTTCCCGGACCTGGCTGAGCTGTCGTTCTCCCCGGACGGCACCAACTACGTGCCGGTGATGCTGTGGCTGGCCAACGCGGTCGGCACTCCGTCGCCGACCATCCTGGGCCGTCCCGTGATCTTCACCGAGAAGGTCACCGCGCTGGGCACCAAGGGCGACCTGTCCTTCGTGGACTTCTCCGAGTACCTCATCGGCGACCGCCAGATGATGCAGCTGGAGTCCAGCCAGGACTACCTGTTCGCGTCGGACAAGACCGCGTTCCGTCTGGTCAGCCGCGTTGATGGCCGCCCGTGGGTGCAGTCCGCGATCACTCCGCATAACAACAGCAGCAACACCCTGTCGCCGTACGTGACCCTGGCGACCTGATCGACCTACCGCCGTTGCCCCCGACAGGCCTTCGCCTGTCGGGGGTTCTTTGTTCCCGCCCGGGAACTGAAACCGAAGGGCACCACCGATGTACAAGCTCGGATACACCGTCGACGTCGGTCCCGGCTTCGCGCCCGTCGACCTCAACACCGCCGGCGCGACCGGCCTGCGCGCATGCCTGAAGAACGCGCAGTCCTGCATCTTCCTGGTGAACATCGCCGCGTCCGCCGGCACCGAGGACCTGGTGTTCACGCTCAAGGAACACACCGCTTCCTCCAGCGGCACAACCACCAACTTCGCCAACGTCACCACCTACTGGCTGAAGTCGGCCACCACCCTGGCGGGCACCGAAAGCTGGGTCAAGCAGACCCAGGCCGCATCCGCGACGATCACCGTCGCTGGCGCCACCTACGGCGCCAAGCAGGTCATCCTCGCCGTGCAGGTCAACGCCAAGGACCTCGACGACACCTACGACTACGTGTCGCTGTCCGTCGCGGACCCGGGCTCCACGGCCCGGCTCGCGTCCGGCCTGGTCCTGCTGACCGACCTGACCGTGCGCCGCGACCCGGCCAATCTGCAGCCCACCCTGTTCTGACGGTTCGACCGTCAGGTTCGCCCCGGACTTCCTTGCGGCCTGCCCGGGGCGTTCCTGTCTGCCGAACAGGAGAAGCCATGACTGAGCCTTATCACCCGGCGCACCCGCCGTTCCGGGACAACCCCCACGTCTGGGCCGATCTGCTCGGCAACCAGGTCACGCAGCACGCCACGGGAGGTGACCAGGAATGGCCGGAGACGGCTGGTACGGACTCCTCAACGTCCTCCAGTACTGCACAGACACCGTCGAGCAGTACCGAGGACTCCACCCCTCAGCCTGCCCCAACTGCGGAGAACCCATCCGAGTCGGACCCGACGGATCCATCTACTGCAAGTTCGACCACTGGCGATGGGACGGCACCGAAGACGGCGCGTACCCGCCGGTCCGCGGCTGACCAGTCCGAATAGGACCGTGAGGGGAGGCACCCGTGGCAACGCCGGTGTACTGCACACGGGAGGACATCAAGTCCGCTTTGGACATCGCGGCAACCTCCCTCACCAACACCCAGATCGACCGCGAGATCGACGCCTCCAGCCGGGCAATCGACGGCCGCATGCGACGGGTGTTCTACCCCACCGACGCCACCAGGACGTTCGATTGGTTGGATCACCAGTACAGCCTCACCTGGCGACTCTGGCTGGACAGCGACGAGCTCGCCTCCGTGCCGACGGCGGTGCTGACCAACGGCGTCAGCATCGTCGCCGGCATCCTGGCGCGCCCCGACTCCGGGCCGCCATACAACCGGCTGGAGATCAACCTCAGCAGTAGCTCGGCGTTCACCGCCGGCGATACCTACCAGCGCGCCATCTCCGTCACCGGCACCTACGGCTACACCGCCAACGAGAGCCAGGCCGGCACGCTCACCGCCGCGGTCAGCTCGACCAGCGCCACCACGATCAGCATCAACGAGCCCGTCCTCATCGGCGTCGGCTCGATCCTGCACATCGACAGCGAGCGCCTGATCGTCACCGACCGCTCCTGGACGACGACCGCAACCGGCATCGTCAACACCCTGACCGCCGACAAGAATAGCGTCACCGTCCAGGTCGCCGACGGCACTATCTACCGCCAGGGCGAGTTCATCCTGATCGACAGCGAAACCATGCTGATCACCGCCATCGCGGGCAGCAACCTGACGGTCAAGCGCGGCGTCGACGGCAGCGTCCTGGCCGCCCACGCCAACAACGCGACGATCTACCGGTCAACCACGCTGACCGTCGCACGTGGACAGCTCGGCAGCACCGCGGCCACGCACAACAACAGCACCGCGATCTACGTGCACACCGTCCCCAGTCTGATCCGCACCCTGTGCGTCGGCGAAACCATGGTGCACCTCGGACTGGAGCGCGCCGGCTACATCCAGACCATTGCTCGCGGTGAGACCACCAAGGTCGGCGTCGGCATCGACGACCTCTGGACCCAGGCCATCGCGACCTACCAGCGCAAGATCCGCACCCGCACCGCGGGGAGGTTCCTGTGACCGACATCGACGTGGAGCTAAGCGGCCCGTTCTTCGACGACGCCGTCTACGTCGGGGCCATGAGGCGCTTCATGTCCGACGCCACGATGGATATCGCCGACGAAGGTGTGCACGACATTCGAGCGAACCTGGCCGGCGTCCTCAAGCACCCCACCGGCTACTACGAGTCGAAGATCCGCGCGCAGGAGGCGGCGTTCGACACCGCCGTCATCAACGACTCGGACATCATCTACGGCCCGTGGTTGGAGGGCATCGGCTCCCGGAACTTCCCGAAGACCCGGTTCCCCGGCTACTTCACGTTCAAGCGCACCACGCCGCAGCTCCAGCGCAGCGCGGTCACCAGGGCTGAGCGGGCCACTGACCGGTTCGTCGAAGAGGTGAACTGATGGCCACCACGCTCGACGTGAACGCCCTGACGGACGCGGTCGTCAGCTACTGCCTGCGTCTCGGTGTCTTCGAGTCGGTCAACAAGCACGAGGCCATCGGCAACATCGGCACCTACACAGCGTCGGTGATGCTCCAGAACCTCGGGCCAGCCCGCGGCGCGTCCGGTTTGGCGGCCACGTCGGTGCGCGTGGAGCTGCTGCTGCGCATCTACGTCAGCACGGTCAGTCAGCCGCAGGATGACGTGGATCCGAACATCGCCAGCGCCACGGCCGCCGTGATCGCCGCGTTCTCCGCCGGCTTCAGCTTTAGCGACACCGTTCGCGAGATCGACTTGCTCGGCGAGTTCGGCACTCCACTCAGCGCGCAGGCCGGCTACATCCGCGTCGGCGAGACGCTCTACCGAATCATGGACATCGCCATCCCGATCATCGTCGACGACGTGTTCGCCCAGGTGGCATAGCCCCCCAATCCCGTTCAAGAGCCCGCATTTGCCCAAGTGCGGGCTCTTCGTCATGCGCAAAGGAGGGCTGGCCATGGCCAAGCAGTCCGGCTTGGGCGACAACCTCTACATCGACGGCAACAACGTGTCGGGCGACGTCGGCTCCCTGGACACCATCGCCACTCCAATCAACTTGCTCGACGTCACCGGCATCGACAAGTCGGCCCACGAGCGGATCACCGCCATCCGCACCGGCGAGATCAAGTTCACCGCGTTCTTCAACGCCGCCACCGGCAAGATCCACTCGGTCCTGAAGACGCTGCCGCGTACCGACCGGATCGTCACCTACTGCCGTGGCACCACGATCGGCAACCCCGCAGCATCGCTGCTGGCTAAGCAGATCGGCTACGACGGCAAGCGCGCGGCCGATGGCAGCTACCTCTTCGCCGTCGATGCCCTCAGCAACGGCTACGGCCTGGAGTGGGGCAACCAGCTCACCGCCGGCCTGCGCACCGACACCGCGGCCACCAACGGCACCAGCTACGACTTCGGCGCCAGCACGAGCTTCGGCTTCCAGGCCTACCTGCACGTCAACGCCTTCTCTGGAACTGACGTCACCGTCAAGCTTCAGGACTCCGCCGACAACAGCTCGTTCGCCGACGTTGCCAGCGGTGCGTTCACGCAGATCACGACCACCACCGCGCAGGCCCAGCGGCTCGCGGTCGGCGGTACGGCCACGGTGCGCCGCTATGTCCGCGTCGTCACCACCACCTCAGCCGGCTTCACCAGCGCCACCTTCGCGGTGATGTTGGTCAAGAACGGCGCGGCGGTGACGTTCTGATGGGCCTCCAGCAGCACTACCACATCCTCAGCCCGCTCTCCTCGCACTTCCAAGTGAGCGGCACTTGCGAGGACGCCGACTGCGGGAACTACCTCAACGGCTGGAAAACGGTCGTTGACGAGTCAACGGACCTCGGTCAGCAGCAGGCCCGATACATCCGCACGAAGGCGGGCCGCGAATTCACCGAGTACCGCGACGACAACGGGCTCACCGTCTTCACCTTCCACGCCGGTCAGCCCTGCTTCAACAACGGAAAGCACCTCGTCAGGACCGACAGGCCGCCCCTGTTCCTTGTCCGATCCGACGACGGTCAGCGCTACACGCATTCCTCGGCCGACAGCTGGGCCGACGACCTGC